ATAAAGACGTGGCTGCTGCACTGGCGGTGTCTTACGCAGAAGATCCAGACAAAACTTCAAAGGCTGCAACCCCCAAGCGGGTAGCCCACCTCACCCCAGCCACCCTGCTAATGACAGATCGCATCTTAAAAGATTTTGGTCATTCCGTAGTGAAATCGGCTACGCAGGTGCGACATCTTGTCACAAACAAGCTGATTGAAGAAACTGAAAACCCAGACCCACGGGTGCGTATCCGTGCGCTAGAACTGTTGGGTAAGATCAGCGATGTAGGATTGTTTGCTGAGAAAACTGAGGTTACAATAACCCACCAGACTACGGATGACCTGAAAGACAGACTGCGGGAAAAGCTGACAAGGCTTATAAACCCAGAACCCCACCCAGAGGTAGAAGACGCTATCGTTATAGAAGGCGCTACCATCGACGTGGACAAGGAATTAGGACTAGATGACGACTAGCCCCTATAGCCCTGCATCCGCAGGGGCGAGCCTCGCCGAAATCGCTGCAGGTATGGACTTCTCTCCAGAAGATATACAGCATGTGCTAAAAAATCTGGACAGTTTTGCTCCTGAAGAACTTCAGGAGATAGACAAGATAGTGGAAGAACTTTCCACGAGAAACGCTAACCAGTCTGCGCATGATGACCTGATAGCGTTTTGTAAGCGGATGCAGCTAGATTATAAGGTTGGTAGGCACCACCGCATACTCGCGGACAAGCTGATGGCGCTGGAAGATGGCTCGTCGGACCGTGTATGCGTCAACATCCCACCCCGTCACGGCAAGTCACAGCTAGTATCTATATTCTACCCAGCGTGGTTCCTTGGGCGTAACCCCGGTAAAAAGGTTATGATGGTGTCCCACACCACGGACCTCGCGGTTGATTTTGGTAGGAAGGTGCGTAACCTGATAGCTACCGCAGAATACAGAGAAATATTTCCAGAAGTTTCTCTGGCAGTGGACAGTAAGTCGGCTGGGCGGTGGAACACAAACTTTGGAGGTGAGTATTTTGCGTGTGGTATTGGGTCTGCCCTTGCGGGACGTGGCGCTGATTTGCTCCTTGTTGATGATCCTCATTCTGAGCAAGATGTTATTAACGGAAACTTCTCTGTGTTCGACAAAGCATACGAGTGGTTCACCTTCGGCGCACGTACTCGCCTTATGCCGGGCGGTAGGGTTGCCATAGTCCAGACACGTTGGCACATGGACGACCTCACGGGGCGTGTGACTAACGATATGGTGAAGAATGACCTCGCAGATCAGTACGAAATTGTGGAGTTTCCCGCACTTTTGGACTCTGAGGACAGCAAAGGTAAGCCGATAAAGAAACCGTTGTGGCCTGAGTTCTTTGATTTAGCGGCGTTAGAGCGCACAAAAGCGTCAATGCCCGCGTTCCAGTGGAATGCACAGTATCAACAACAACCTACGGCTGAAGAAGCGTCAATAATTAAGCGAGAATGGTGGGGAATATGGCCTCACGACGACCCACCGTCCGTGGAGTACGTGATTATGTCGCTGGATGCCGCCGCAGAAAAGCATAATCGCGCCGATTACACTGCGCTGACCACATGGGGTGTGTTTTTTAACGAAGAAGAGAACGCACGACACATTATTTTGCTGGATTCTATCAAAGAACGGCTGGAATTTCCTGAATTAAAAGAACTTGCCATGCGAGAATACAGAAATTGGGAGCCAGATGCGTTTATTGTGGAGAAAAAGTCCTCTGGTGTGGCGATTTACCAAGAAATGCGGCGTATGGGGCTACCCGTACAGGAGTATACACCCCACAGGGGGACAGGAGATAAGCTTGCGCGGCTTAATTCTGTAGCTGATATTATTGCATCTGGCATGGCGTGGGTTCCATCCACCCGATGGGCAGATGAGTTAGTAGAAGAAATCGCAGGATTTCCGTTTATGTCTAACGATGACCTTGTTGACTCCACAGTTATGGCCCTGATGCGGTTCAGACAGGGTGGGTTTATACGTCTACCCACGGATGAGTGGGATGATGACCCAGTGTATCGCAGGCCCGTAGAGTATTATTAAACGGAAATATCCACAATCGAGCCTTGCGGTTGAAGCCCCGTATTGGACGCCCCAAACTTATCATAACTTAACATCAGGTCTAATTGTTGCCTCTCCAGCGCCTTAGCGAGCTTGTGAGTGCGGTTATGCTCTACCTGCACCCGTTGCTGTGCCTGATGGTTCTCTATGCTCTCACGGCTTCTCTCAACGCCTACGGCAAAGGGTAAATTTCCTACGGGTTCAAGCATTGGCTAACCACACAAAACCGACAAGACCAGCAAACAAAACTAAGAACACCGCTATCCCTGCGGCCCACTCAATAATAGTTTGCTTTATCTCCATCCTACGGAAGTCATGTTCACGTTTTTGCTTCCTAATCTCCGCTTCGATCCTCAAAAACTCCTGCCAGTGGGACGGCCCCAATATAGCTGGATGACTGATTAGCTCGCGTAATTCATCACGCATCTTCTGCGCTTGCTTCCTTGCAAGAAATACTTCCATAGCTTGCGCTTGGACACCCCCACCCAGCACCTTGTACCACGGTGGCTTGTCTGCCATCTTTTCAGCCTGATCAATATCAGCCATACAGTTGGCCCACTGCTGTAATTGCTGACCCATATCCTGCAAATCGCGCCCAACTTGAACGCCTTTTTTCATAAAATTATAAGCGGCCTGCGCGCCTGCAATAGCGACCCCTATTTCTATCATGTTTTGTAAAACCTCGCGGGACAAGTGTAGTTAGGATGAACTACATAACTTTCATCATACCACATGTAGCTGGGTCTTTTTTGACCACAGTCGTACACACAGACCTTGTACAACCCGGAATAAAAACTTTGCCCCCACAGTACCGCAACTAAGACACACGTCATCTTGTTTTTGTACCATGTATTGTCTACAACTTAATTGGGACAGTTCTCCCGGATGTCCCACGGCGAGGTGCGGTAGACCCCACAACCGTGCTTCGCCAACTCTAGTATAGACCACAACGTAGTTTTTGTGTAAAGTAAACTAAGTCACACCAGAGAGAGTGCCTATGGCTATTGAAAAACCTATGATTCCAGCAGAGCTGGATATAGAAAGCAATCCTTCTGAAGAAGAACTTACTGTTGAGATAGTAAATCCTGATGCTGTTTCTATGGAAACAGATGATGGCGGGGTAATAATTGATTTTACTGGCGAGACTACGCAGAGTCTTATAGGTCCAGAACATGATTCTAACTTAGCAGAGTTCTTAGACGAGTCTGATTTGCAGGCTATGGCTTCTGAACTGGTTGAAGATTTTAATTCAGATAGAGAATCACGGGCAGATTGGGCAAGAGCCTATGTAAAAGGCTTGGATCTACTGGGTATGAAGATCGAAGATCGTCAGCAGCCGTGGGCGGGTGCCTCTGGCGTGTTCCATCCGGTCCTCACCGAAGCAGTTGTGCGGTTCCAAGCACAGGCTATGGGAGAACTGTACCCCGCTAGTGGGCCTGTCAGGACCAAGATAATGGGGAAAATTACCCCAGAAAAGTCAGATCAAGCCAATCGTGTACAAAACGAGATGAATTATCTCCTGACTGAGGAGATGACAGAGTACAGAGATGAGCTTGAGCAGATGCTATTTAAGCTGCCCCTTGCTGGCTCTGCGTTCAAAAAAGTATATTATGATCCTTTAATGGATAGGCCATGTGCCGTATTTGTCCCATCTGAGGACTTTGTAGCATCTTACGGCACTACAGATCTTATGACATGTCCAAGATATACGCATGTTATGAAGAAAACTAAAAATGAGATCTTAGAGTTACAGGTTGCAGGGTTTTATAAGGACGTAGATCTTCCAGACCCCGCTCCAGATTTTTCTGATATACAGGAAAAATACGATGAACTCGACGGAGAAAGTGCAATTGTTGAGGATGATGATCGCTACACTATCCTTGAAATGCACATTGATATTAACATGCCCGAAGAGTTCGATGACCCTGATGGTATAGCCCGTCCGTATGTCATAACTATAGAGAAGTCTTCACAAGAAATACTAGCGATTAGGAAAAATTGGTATGAAGATGACCCTAAAAAACGGAAGCGTCAGCACTTTGTTCACTACAAGTATCTTCCGGGTTTGGGGTTTTATGGCACGGGGCTTATCCACCTTATCGGAGGCTTGGCAAAGTCTGCGACATCTATCCTTCGTCAGCTTATTGACGCTGGTACTCTATCGAACCTACCTGCTGGGCTTAAAGCTAGGGGTATGCGTATTAAGGGGGACGACACTCCTCTTATGCCGGGTGAATTTAGGGATGTGGACGTGCCGGGCGGTGCCATCCGTGATTCGATTACGTTTATCCCTTACAAGGAGCCAAGTAGCGTACTCTACTCGTTGCTTGGAAATATTGTCGAGGAAGGAAGGCGTATAGGGTCTGTAGCCGATATACAGGTTGGTGACATGAATGCTCAAGCACCAGTCGGCACAACTCTTGCGCTTCTGGAGCGGTCCATGAAGGTGATGTCTGGTGTTCAGGCTCGCCTTCATGCCGCGATGAAGAAAGAACTACGTCTACTTGCGAAGATCGTGCATGATTACATGCCTGTTGAATACGCTTACGAGATGGATGGTAACTTCAACAGAATAGAAGATTTTGATAAGCGCGTGGACGTAATCCCTGTGTCTGATCCAAATGCTGCAACTATGTCTCAGCGCATCATGCAGTATCAGGCCGCATTACAGTTGGCCCAGCAAGCACCGCAGCTATATGATATGGGTATGCTCCACCGACAGATGCTGGAAGTTCTTGGTATCCAAGATGCAAGTGATATCATTAAATTACCAGACGAAATTAAACCAGCAGATCCTGTGACAGAAAACATGATGATCATGAAACAGGAACCTGTAAAAGTATTTACTTATC